ATTAAATTTGGAGTAAAAGTTATGGCTAACACCAATAAATCTAAAAATCAAGAAGTAGCACCCGAAGAGCAACCTATTCATCTAACCGAAGGAGAGATGGAAACACTAAAAGAGGTTATGGAAACATATAATCAGTGTTCATCAGCCTTTGGTCAAGTTGAAGTTCAGAAAATGAATTTATCTCAACAGTCACAGGCTCTCGAAGATCAAAGAACTGCTATAGAAGAAGAATGGAAAGCTAATCAATCAAAAGAGGCTAGATTTTCTTCAAAGTTGACAACTAAGTATGGTCCTGGTAGTATTAATCCTGAAACAGGAGAATATACACCGCAACCAGAACAAGCTCAACAGCCTCCTCAGGCAATGGCATAAATAATTAACGTATAACATTAGGAGTTATAGAAATGGCAAAAACCAAAGAGATTAAGTTTACTGACGATGAAATTGCAAAGTTACAGGAAGTTCAGCAAGGATATCAGGATATGCAAGTAAAAATGGGTGGTCTTAAAATGCAACAGATCGGTCATGAACGTGCAGGAGATAGATTAGCTGAATTAGAAGAAACTCTTATGACAGAACTTCAAGAGCTTAACGATAACGAAAATTCAGTAGCCCAAGAACTGAATGATAAGTACGGTCCAGGAAGTTTGAATCCTGAAACCGGAGTTTTTACACCCGCCCCTCAGCCAGAAGAACCCGCCGAAGCTTAAATTTTAATATAACTGAGTTTTCGAAAACTGGTAGTATATTTATTTTTGAAAACTATGTTTTTTAAGCTTTAAATAATTATAACCGGAGAATAATAATGGCAGAGAGAATCGTCTCACCAGGCGTATTTACTCGGGAAAAAGATCTTTCCTTTCTTCCACAGGGAATTGCAGAAATTGGAGCGGCAATAATTGGACCAACTAAAAAGGGTCCGGCTTTTGTTCCTACTATTTGTCGTAATTTCAATGAATTTGTGGAAAATTTTGGAGGACTTGACTCGAATTTGTACGTTCCGTTTACCGTTAGAGAGTACTTACGAAGTGCAGGTACGGTAACAGTTGTTAGGATTTTAGGTTTAGGTGGGTATACTGCGAATACAGTTCAGATACACGCACAGAAAAGTGGTTCAACAGTTCCCGAAACAGTAGCAGTATTAGCTCCATCAGCCCTTGATCCGGCTGATGCTCTTACTGGTGCATCTGTTTCAGGTACAATAGCCGCATGTAATGTGTCGATGTCTGCGTATCAGTTTTCCACATCCTTAGATCCTACTAGTACAAAATATATTGGCAGCGTGTTTAGCGGAGATCCGCAAGCAACAAAAGCCCAAGGAAGCAATTCACCCTTTTATCTGTATAAGATTTACGGGGATTACTTAGCTACTCATGGAGATACTGCAAAAGTAGTATCTAGTTCCATCGAATCGTTAGGGCTAGCCTTCAAATACAATGGAGCAAGTACACCGTATGTTGTCTCACAAAAACAGTCTGGCAATTCTACGAACTTGTTCAAAATTAATCTTAGATCTCATGGAGAGGTTGATACTCACGGTAAGTATAAGGTTGGTATCTTAAGCGTGAAGGCAGCTGGTCAAGTTGCTGGTAGCGATTGGGGTAGTTTCTCTCTTCAAGTTAGAGAAATAGATACTCAAACCAACAAGGAAAGTGATGATGTTATTGTTGAACAGTGGGATAATTTAAATTTAGATCCTGATTCACCTAACTTCTTTGCTCGCAAAATTGGCGATCGTTATGTCGATTTAGACAATAATGAAGGAAAACTTAATTACGTAGGTGATTGGCCAAATATGTCAAAACACATTTATGTTAGTGATTTTACTGAAGCTAGCAAGGGTGCGCTTCCAAAAACATTAGTTCCGTATGGACATGCTGCAGTTAGTCATATTATTGCATCCGGTTCAGCGGGATATGCACCGACGGCTTCATTTACTACGGCTCAAAACGATGCTACTACTGGAGATTTTGATTCTAGCGTCTTCTACGGATTTAATTATTCTAAAGAAGATAACAGACAGTATTTGTCTCCTATAGATTCTACTGCAGTTAGTGCTGGTAACGTAGAATTTAACTTGGATGACATGTCCGGTTCTGCTACGGCTACGGCAAATGATTTTGCAGGAAACGTTACGTTTTCTTCGAATATTGAAGCAGTTAGTTTAGCTCTTTCGGCAATTCAACAGAGAAAGTTCGTTGTTCCATTTCAAGGTGGATTTGAGGGATCTAATCCTGCTGTAGAAAAGATGGTTGGTGGTGATATTGCATCCACTAACACGCAGGGATTTGATTGTTCGGCCGCAGCATCTAGTGGATCTGTAGCTTATAAACGAGCTATAAATTCTGTTAGTAATCAGGATGAGTTTGACATTAATATGTTGGCCACTCCAGGATTACTTTACACGTTGCATCCGAATCCAGTTAATCACGCTATGTCTATGGTAGAAAGTAGAGGGGATGCGTTTTACGTATTCGATCCTTCGGCTTGGGCTGATAATATCTCTACTACTACGACCGCAGTATCTACGTTGGATACTAATTATTCTGCAACGTACTACCCATGGGTCAAGGTCTTAGACGATAGCATTAACAAACCCACATGGGTACCACCTTCGGTGGTTCTTCCAGGTGTTTATTCACAGAATGATAAGGTAGCACACGAATGGTTTGCTCCGGCTGGTTTAAGCAGAGGTGGATTAACTAATGTTTTAGAAGCAAAGACTAGATTGACTCATGCTGAAAGAGATCTTTTATATGAAGATCGTGTTAATCCGATAGCTTCCTTTCCAGGTCAAGGGGTTGTAGTGTTTGGTCAAAAAACATTGCAAGCTAAACCTTCAGCATTAGATCGTATTAACGTTCGTAGATTGTTAATAAGGCTCAAGAAATTTATCGCAAGTTCTTCGCGTTACTTGATATTTGAAAATAATACAGTAGCTACAAGAAATCGATTCTTGAACATTGTTAACCCTTACCTCGATTCAGTACAAGCTAATCAAGGTTTGACAGCGTTTAGGGTTGTTATGGATGATTCGAACAATACTCCTGATGTAATCGATAGGAATCAGTTAGTTGGACAGATATTTATCCAACCAGCTCGTGCTGTCGAATTCATCGTATTGGATTTCGTCGTACAACCAACGGGAGCTACATTTCCCAGCTAATACAAAATAGCTTGAAACGAAAAAAGCTCAGACTAAACATCTGGGCTTTTTTCTTTTTCTCCCTTTTTTCTTACTTTATTGATATTTATAATCGAATAAGAATTTAGCTATTGAAGCTTTTAGGAGAAATAGAATGCCACAGCTGATAGACCCGAACGATGTAATGTTCACACAATTTGAGCCGAAGACTCAGAACCGGTTCATTATGTATATCGAAGGCATTCCTGCTTACACTATCAAGGCCGCTAGTCGCCCTAGTATTGAATTCGAAGAAGTAGCCTTAGATCACATTAACGTTAAACGTTACGTGAAAGGTAAGGGGGAATGGCAGACCTTAGATATAACTCTTTATGATCCTGTTGTACCTTCCGCTGCACAAGCAGTAATGGAGTGGGTACGATTGTCTCACGAATCCGTAACGGGTCGTGATGGATACTCAGATTTTTACAAGAAAAATGTTACCTTTAATTTACTTGGTCCAGTCGGTGATATTATCGAAGAATGGCAATTAGTTGGTGCTTACGTGCAGACTGCTGCTTTCGGTGATTTAGACTGGGCAACGTCAGATCCAGTTGAAGTAACCGTAACACTTAGATACGATTACGCGATACTACAGTTCTAATATTTCTGAATAAAATAGAACTAATTTAGCGATTTAGTCGTGGCATTCTACAATCGTTGATGTTGTTTTTGATAAAATAGTTACCTAAGAACGTATATATAATAAAGGAGTTATAATGCCGAAAGCACCAAAAAAACCTAGTACTACGCCTGTGAAGGCTGAGAAACCTAAGTTTCCGTCGGAGATAGTGGAGCTTCCTAGTAAGGGACTTTTATACCCTGAAGGACATCCTCTTAGAGAAGGAACGATTGAGATAAAATACATGACAGCTAGAGAGGAGGACATACTTACGTCTGCTAACCTTATTCAAAAGGGTGTCGTTGTTGATGAATTATTAAAATCGATCATTATAACGGATGTTCCGTACAACGATTTACTAATTGGGGATAAGAATGCTGTAATGCTATCCGCACGAATATTTGGATACGGAAAAGCATACGAGTGCGATGTTACCTGTCCTAACTGTTCAGCAGTAGAAACGGATTGTGAATTCGATCTGACAGCTTTAGATTACAAAGAGATCGATGATGAAGCTTTTTCAGATGGAAATAAGTTTAGCTTCGTTCTTCCAAATTCTGAACGAACTGTCGAATTTAAATTCTTAACGCAGAAAGAAGAATACGCCATAACTAAAGAATTAGATCGAGTTAAGAAGCACATGAAGGGAGTTTCTCCCGAAATAACTACTCGTCTAAGGTATCAGATTGTTTCCATAGATGGAGATGATTCTATAGAATCAATTACTAATTTTATTAATAATGAATTGTTCGCGATAGATTCTAGAGCGTTTAGAGAACAGTATGCAGATATTATGCCGGATGTTGATTTTGATGTTGGTTACACGTGTGGCGATTGTGGAATTGATAGTGTCATCGAGCTTCCAATATCAGTAAATTTCTTCTGGCCCTCCCGGTAAACCCATCATATAGACCGCAATATCACGAGGGCATCTTTCAGATGGCGTACTTCAGTGAAGGTGCTTTTACCTTTAGTGAATTATACAGTATGCCTTTACCCCTACGTAGATTCTACATGGATCAGTTAGTAGCTCAAAAGAAAATAGAGAGCGATAGAGTTAAGAAGTCTACTAAACGACCTTCAGCCAAAAAGTAATCCAAACTTTGATTTGTAAATAATTATACATGTAGAAGTACTTCAACAATTACTCGAAGGAGTTTTATCATGTCGAAAAAATTAGATGAATCGTTTCTAGAAGATTTAGCAAGAAATGCCGCAGCCTTTTTGGTAGGATCTGCTTTATCTGGAAGACGAGCCCCCAAAACAGATACAGAATTAGATGACTTATACAAGGATTTAGATAAGACTGTTGATAAGTTTGCAAAAGATGCTAAAAAACGGATATCAAAGATGTCACCCGAACAACAAAAAAGAATTGCAGGATTGACTAAATCGGTTCCATGGAAATAAACAATGCCGGCTAAACAGCTAACACCTCAAGAGAAAGTAAAAGCAGCAAAATCTGCTACTGAACAAGCTAATCTTCATGCTATTGCAGTAGAAAAAACTGCAAAGGCAGAGGAACGCGTAGCTAAAGCTACAGAGAAAAGAACAAAGGCTCAAGCTCAAGGTATTAAAAATTTAGACGAGTATAATAAAGCTATTCTAGAAGCTAACGAAAGTCTAGAACAACATCAGAAGGAACAAGAAGCTGTAGGAAAGGGAACGGCTAAGTTATCCGGTCAGTATTCTAGAAATTTTGTAAAAGCAATACAGGATTCTGGAACGGTAGCTAGTAAAAGTTTCGCCAAACTAGATAAAAAAGGTCAAGATCTTTGGTATCACCAAGCGGATGCGGCTAGGAAATATGCTAAAGAAGGAAAAACAGTTCAGCGTGCAATATTAGAATCTCAAATGGAGATTAATAATCAGATAAACAAGTTATCAGGAGATAAGTCAAAGGTAACCAAAGAACAGTTATCTACACTTCAAAGTCAGATAAAGACTGAAGAGCAGCTTGCTACGTTGAACGAAGAAGATAGGGCAAATGCAATCCAGATAAATGCTCTTCTAAAGAAAAAATTAGCTTATATGGATGCTGCTGTAGATGCACAGAATGAAATGAATGAAGCAGCTAAAGGGTTTACGAAGTACCTTGATATGGCTAAAGATATAATGAAAAAAATGAAGACCCCGGGTGGGGCCATCATGATGATTTTTACAGCAATTGCAGCGTTATTGAAAAAAGGTCTTGAATCTGTTAAAAATATTAATTCAGCATTAGGAGTTGGAGTGGGGGATGCTGCTAAGATGACGAAGAATTTAGCTTTTGGTGCTCCAGCTGCTTATGCGGCAGGTCTTGGAAAAAATTTGGAAGATGCTGCTACGTCTGCTGCTGATGCATCTGGAAATTTAGATTTAATGAAAAATACTGCACTAGCAGTAAGTGATGCAGCTATCGCGTTACAGACTGGGTTGAGTCCTGATAATGTAGCTGAATTGGCTGAAGGTCTTGCGGTTACTACGGATTTAACTAGAGAAGGCGCTTCTGCAATGTTGGGTTCTGTGGCATCCTTTGCTAAGATGAACAAGGTAGCACCTAAGAAAGTTATGGAGGATTTGGCTAACAGTGCAGAAACACTTGCTAAGTACTCCGATGGAACGGCCGAAGGAATGGCTCGAGCAGCGGTACACGCAGCTAAGTTAGGATTGAACTTGAATAAGGTAGGATCTGTGGCCGACAATTTATTAGATTTAGAAACATCGATAGCTGCTGAGTTCGAAGCAGAGGTTTTGACAGGTAAAGATTTGAATTTAGACAGAGCAAGGCAGTTAGCGTTGAATAACGATCTAGAGGGTGTTATGAACGAGATCGTTAATCAGGTCGGTAGTGAAGCTGAATTTCAGAAGATGAATGCTATTGAACGTGAATCTCTTGCAAAAGCCGTTGGAATGAGTACTGAAGATTTAGCTAAGGTTATGTCTAAGGGTGCTGGTGCAGAGATTGGTGGAAATTTTGAGGATAAATCGTTGAAGGGTCAAGGAGATCTAATTAAACAGGGTGTTGTTATGGAAGATAAGGCCGATAAGATAATTAATTTGATTATGGGTGTTATTGCTGCTATTCTTGGTGGACAAATGTTAAGTGGTTTAAGTAAGCTTTTACCCAAGAGTTTACGAAAGGTGTTATCGAAGGCACCTGGTAAAGCAATGGATTTAGCAAAAAAGACAAAACCTGGAAAATGGGTAGGAAACGTAGCCAAAAAGGGACTTAATGTGAAACCGGCTAATCTTATGAAAGCTGGTGGATTTGCTATACTTGGTGAAGTTGGTAAGATGGCAGGAGATGCTGGAGAAAAATATTTTAGAGATAAGGGAATGGAAAATGCTGCTAGAGCATCGGATATCGGAGGTAAGGCCGCTAAGGGAATGGGTTACGGTGCAGCTGTTGGTAGTATTATTCCTGGAATAGGTACGGCAGTTGGAGCCGCTGTAGGTGGAACTATAGGAGCTGGAATTGGTATTTGGCAGAATTACAATAAAGAGATAAAAGCGTTCTTTAGTGACGCTGGAGCCAATGCTAAGAAGTATGCTAGTGTAGCTAAAGCTAAAGCGATAGAAATGGTAGCAACGGCTAAAGAGAAGTGGTCCAGCATGGTTAAGGGAGCCAAGGATAGGTTGTCAGAAATGAAGAAGAACGCAATAAATAATTTTCAGGGTATGAAAGATAAAGCAACGGCTGTTGCAAAGGCTTTACCGGAAATGGTTAGTGGAGCACTTAGTAAGGCTGGAGCGTTACACAAAAGTTTTGTAGAAAAAGGTGGTCTTGTAGGAGCTGCTAAGAGTGGTTGGAATTTTCTTAAGGAATTGGTCGTTGGAAGTAAAGAAAGTGGAGGACCAATTAGAAAAACAGGTTCTTACCTCGTAGGTGAAGCCGGTCCTGAGTTGGTAAACTTGAGTGCAGGTTCTTCAGTTGTACCGAACAAGTACATGGGAGGAATGGAAGAAGGACAATTCGGATCAGTGGATACAGAATCTATAGTAGTGGCAATAAACTCGTTGAAAGCCGATCTAAATGCGATTAAAGCAAATACCGGTACTACGTCCGAAGGCGTTAACAGAATTAAGATAGGAGCTGCGGCTTAACCATGGCGAAGCTAGAAGATTTCGATAAGAATAAGATAGTATCGTTT